ATGTTTATCCAGCAACACTTTTTGTTCTTGTGTTGGTCTTAATTCAAAGCGATATGTTCTATGTATTGTCTTCACGTTTTATATATAAACTTTATACCTATATAATTCATGCAATTTGGGTATGCTTTCATTATATATTTGGGGTTGAACTCCTTTCCCGAATAAAGATGATTCTTCATATTAGATTCGGAACATATGCCATTATCCTTGCACCATTTTGATAATTCTTTCCTGATTCCTTCAAATAGTACTAAACCATCTTTATTAATCGCTTGAACTATTACTGCTCTTGGATTATTTTTTCCTTTAGACCTTTTGGATATTTTTTTTAATGCGTCAGCAGAATGAGTTTTACCATAAAAAGAATTTCCTTTACCCATTTTCGCCTTTGCTATTTTTCTTTTTGTTTTTTCACTCCTTTTTAGACCGACACCACCCTTACTAATTTTATCCCTCCACTCTTTAGTCAGCTTCCTTCCTCTTTGCGATAATCCTATTTTTTCATAAACTTTCTTTTTATCTTCATCAGATAAACCAGCAATTAAATTACCACCGTAACCACCTTTAGCAAAATTATAGAATAATGGGTTTTCGGGGGCATTAAATACATCATCTACCCAATATTTTTCGGCTTTAATATTATCCTCATAGGTATCACATACTTGAAGAATTATTTTAGTTAATCTTTCCGAAGGTGTCTCACAGGACTTTACTATGTTTTTTACAATATTACCAGAACCGTAATAAACATCCTTCAAAATTGGGGTATCGGTAGAACGCTTACCACAATAAAACATACCGTTTTTATTATCAAAAACTAAGTAGATATAATGATATTTTCTTTTATTACCCATAATGCAAATATACAAATAAATACTTTAATGGACAAATTTATTTTGGTCAGATGGGTATTTCGTTTGCTCTATTGGTGAGGCTTCACCAGATACTATCCGTCTGTATATCCTCACTCAGGGTTAGTCGCTTACATCCCACAAACTAAAGATTTGTGGGTTTTACGCTCCGTTTTATAAAATCTTTTTGATTATTCGGTTGAAGTTTAAAACAATCTTTAGCCCCATAGAGCGAAAAATTAGACAAATACACAAACCTAATTGCCATAAAATCTTTTTGATTATTCGGTTGAAGTTTAAAACAATCTTTAGCCCCATAGAGCGAAAAATTAGACAAATACACAAACCTAATTGCCTTCCAAACCGGGTCGGATTCCGTGTTTTTTATCCAGTGTTTAAATAATTTCTCATCTAATGGCACACTTTCAAACCGCTCAAAAAACGCTTCTTGCTGATTTTTCAATACGGTAAAAAAGTTATATACCTCTGCGTCCGCATCGTTGCAAAAATTGTATTTTGCTTGCGGTTTAGAAAAGTACATTCCTCCCGCCCCAAAAAACAAATCTACAAACACCCGATGCGCTGGGAAAAACGGGTAAATTTTATGAGCAATGCGGGTTTTGTTGCCTTTTCTAATTAGTGCCATATTAGTTATTATTTAGATTGTGCATCCGCTAATTCGTTTTGCAATCGGATTAGGTTATCTATTAGCTTTTGCGGGTTTGTTTTAGCATTGCTGATTCTTTCAAGCAACACTATTTCATTTTCAATTGCTTCCATCTCGTTCAAAAAAAATTTTGATTTTCGCAATTGTGGTGTGCGATGCTTTGCTAATAAATCCTGCATTTTATATTCTAAATGTGCGATGCGGGCGGTTTCGTTTACGCTCATTAACGTTTGCAATTTGCCTATTTCGTTTTCGAGTTCGGTAATGCGTTTACGTAAAGTCATTTTATTGAATCTTTTGCATTTTAAAATAATTGTTGTTGTCTATTTGCCTCAAAAATCCGTTTTTGGGCGATGTCAAAATATTCTTTATCAATTTCGCATCCGACAAAACGCCGTCATCCATAAAAATTTTTTCAGTAAAAATGAATGCACCGCCTTCCAATAGTGTTTCATAAACCAAATGAATTATTTTTTTTCGGTCTTGAATACTCAAAAATTGCATAGTAAAAACTGATAAAATCAAAGAGGAAATTTCGTTTTCCATCGCAAAACCTTTTGTAATATCTTTGTTTTTTAGTTTTATACGTTTATCTTTTGAATTGGACTGACTAATCAAATTATCTGAAATATCGAATCCTGTAAACTGGATTTTACCAGCATGATTATTGGCAATTTTATTCAATAAACTTCCCGTGCTACATCCTAAATCAAAAACAAACGAATTTTCACGAACAAAGTAACTCGCCAGCGATACAACTGCATCTATCATTTCAGAATAAGCAGGAATTGAGTTTTCGATATGCCGTTCAAAACTTTCTACGGTATCAAAACTAAAACTCATATCCACATGAAGGGCATTGGTGTTTTGTTTCAAGGTCATTTGGATTTATTTCTTGCTCATCAGGCTCTTCATTCAAATAATCATCAGCTACACTTGCCGATAAAATATTATCATCTTCATCACTATCTAAACCAGAGTTATCATGGGCTTCAGCTTCAGGTTGTGGGTCAATGGAAATATTTGTACTACCAAAATCTAAACTTGGCATATTCATTTCTAATTCTATTTTCTCAAAGCCTAAATTGACAAGGTTCAATCCCCACTCTTGCTCAAGAATGTTGTAATCCCAAGTGCCACCAGCTTTATTTGCGATTATGACTGCTTTTTTAACTTTTTCGGCATTCCATTTAACCTGACGATAAGGGAATTTTTCACCATTGAAGTTAATATACCCAATTGCGATTGTTCCTTGAGCGTTTGGCTTTTCATACGCTTCTGTAATATCAATATCGCTGGTATCAAAATTCATCACATTAAATCTTTGATTGCCAGATATGATTTGGTCATCTTCAAGATTATGAACGATACATCCCAAATCTCCATATTCTTTGAGCCATCGTTCTAAATCATTTTTTTGCTTATCCGATATTTTTCTGGGATTTTTGCTGTAATTGCGTGCCATTTATTTTGGATAAAAAGTAATAAAAATTAATAATTTACTGTAAAAAATAAAAATAGTGTTTTTTATTCTAAAAAAGAATGATTTAGCCCGTAAAAAAAGGTAATTCAACCATTTTTTTCTTTTTTAGGTCAAAAACTGATTTCATTAGCATCATATCTAAAATATCAGGCGAGCGTCCTAAGTATTGCTTCATGGCTTCCTTCTTTGGGATGTCCAAAGGATTTTCTGTGCCGTAGGATGTATTTTTAAGTAATTCTAATTCCTCAATCATTTCTTCTTTATCTTTTTCAGATAATTGGGCGGAAACATAAACATCACCTTTAGAAATTTTATGTGCTAAATGAAAGGCGCATTGTGCTTTAAGATTTCGATAATTTTCAACAAAATAATTGTCTGTTTTTGCTGTACTGTTTTCAGGATTTTGTTTTTCTTTTTCAAATGGGCGAGCATTATTTTTGAATGGAAAAGCCTCACCTAAATAACCTTGTAAGTACATCCCAATTCCGTCTGAATCGTAACAAATATTTTTTTGTTGAACTTTATGTTTTTTGGCTGTTTCACGAATCAACTCAACTACCTGTTCGCCATCCGAAATATCACGAGTAATCAACTTCACAAGCTCCCATCCACGCCAAACACCGATACGGAATTTATCGACTCCCATTAATGCAATGTCGGCAGTAATATACATGGTTCGTGCGGCATGATTTGCTACATATTCATTAGAGAAAACAGCTAAAATTTCTTCATATTCTAATAGACTTGACGGGTCATCTTCGTACTCCCATTCGCCATCTAAAAGTCTGGCTTTCTTTGATTTGTCTTTAAGCCCTTCCAAGTTTTTCTTATATTGCTTTTCGATAAATGGATTATCTTTAAGCAAGGACTGAATAAAATCTTTTGTAGCCTCAAGTAATTTATCCTTGAATGGCTTGTAAAACATTTTATAAATCCAGTTCTTTTTGGGGTTACAAGTAATTAAAATTTTTGGAGCTTGATTAGGAAAGTATTTGTCGTTGTGTTGGCGACCCACACGGGATTTAATAGTATCATAAGCATCAAAAACAATTTCGCCTCCTTCTTCTATCCAACCTCCAGTATATTCAGTTGAACCTAATCCTTCAAACAAAGGGTCAGAAGGCATATATTTTAACTCGACAAAATCAATACGAGAACCATTGGCAAATAAAAAATAATTATCCTTTCCATTGAAATTATATTGGTCAGAAGGAAACTCGTATTTGGCAAATACTTTTTTAAAAGTTTCATATGTTGTGAACCGTAATTGCTTGAGTTCCTTTCGCCCAACAAACCAACGAGTTTCAGGATACAATAAACAAGAAAAAAAAAGCCATATTGCACCTAAGAATGATTTTCCTCCACCTGCACCGCCACCGTACACAATTTCAGATTTCATATTATCATGCAATGCCTCTAAAGCAATGGCTTGTTTTTCTGAAATATCCATTTTCTTAAAAGCCTTACGCTTGAAAAGTTCTTTTTCAATCAAATATAAGGGAATGCTAATCATTCTTATTTTTTAGGACTTTGGCTTGTAAATTTTTGTAGGCAATTAATTCTTCTGTACTCAAACTTGAGAAGTCAAGATTTTCAGGATTAACTACATTTTCAGTTTTCACATCTATTTGGTCATTTTCACCCAACCAATGACTAAGTAAATGTTTCATCATTGGCACATTACCATTCATTGCCATTTCAAAACGTTTGTACCGCAATGAAGCGAACCCTGCTTGGCGTTGTTCATCAAAATATTTTTTGAATGTTACGCCATAAACTTCTTTAATTTTTTTATTAAGTGTAGGACGGGTAATTTTGAGATAGGCGCAAATTTCTTCTGCTGAACATTGCGCCCGACACATCATTTCAACAATTTTCCATTCTGCTTCGCCGAATTTCTTTTCTGCATTTTTACTTCCAATTGGCGCACCTCGTTTTGCTTTTTCTGCACGTTTTTTGGCTTGCTCTTTTAATTCATTACCACTCATTGTTTAAAGTATTAATGATTTTAGTTAGTAGCGGGTTTCTTTGTTCTTTGTTCTGTTTTAAAGAAACAGCAACAAAACCGTTTGCATCATTCATAATACGCCAAGAATTACATTGATACACTTCTTTTGGCAAAGAAAGAAATGTATTAGAATTTGTAATAATTAGCTTGTTTTCATCATAATAGATGTTATTTTCGGGAAGTCTAACTTTTGTTGTTTTGAAAACTTTAAAAGATAAATCTTTGGTTATTTCCAGAACTTTTTTAGACTCCCCAAAAATTAAAATTGATTTTGCCATTATTGCAATTGCTCAGGTAAACTTTGTCGCCGTTGTCTTGCACCGAGTGCAGTTGCTTCGATAAAACTACGTGGTTTTTTGTTTTTACCACCACCGCCACTGTTCATTAAAATTTCTTGCTTAACCATTTGATTATATAATTAAATTGATAATAAAATCAAATATAAATTTTTTACTCAAAAAAAACAAAAAAACTACTTTAAAAGTAGTTTTTTTTGTTAATAATTAAGCGTTAAACTCTTTCTCTAATCGTTCATAATCTTCTGCAATGATTTCGAGATAAAAGTTGCTATCCTTAATCATTATGAATCTTTTTGGATTGAGTTTGGATAACAAAAATTGTCCGAACTGTGAGGTAATAAAACTATTCCAATCAAGAAAACAGTAATTTTGATGTTTTTTGATTCTGTATGCTCTTTTAAAAGCAGAATAAATTTGATTAACCTGTGCGACTCCTTGCGGATGATTTTCAATGTTATAATGATTAATCAAATCAATGTCTTTTTTTGGAATTTGATTTTCGTTTTTCATATTAACCTTTTTCGTTTCCGTTTTAGGTTCGGATTTTTGCGCTTGCTTATCTGCTGTCTTTTGCTCGTAAACTGTAATTTGAGATTTTGATACATCTCCAAAACCAAATAAAACAGTTTTTTGATTTCGGTCTAACTTTCGTCTTTTGATTTCTTTTTCAAAAGAACGTTCCAACCTACATCTAAAACCTTCTTCGGTTAAGTGTTTAGAGTAATTGTTTTTGAACCAATAATCTCCCTTAATGCGAGTAACTAATGATTCAAACTGTTTTAAATCTAAATCTTTTACAGGACTGTTAAACAGTTTATGCGATAAAGCAGAAGCATACAGTCTCATGCTATCGCTTAAATCTTTACCTTTTAATTTTTTTTCTATCATAATTTTGTGTTTTTGAGATACACAAAAGTAATACATTTTTTTTAAAATACAAAATATAGTCTAATTATTTTTAAATTATTTTTTTTATTGCTGTTTTTCAGTTAGTTACAAATTAAATTAAAAATATTTCTTGTTTTGTTTGTTTTTTAAATTATAAATCATTTACTTTGTAATATCAATTAAGGAAAACACTCTAATAAAAATTACATTATGAAGCAGTATAAATATACATTTGAATTGAACGGACGCAAAAACGAAGTTATTATTAATGCGTATTGTGAAGCATCCGCAGACCAAATTTTTGATGAGTCATATATGTATGATGACGTGTTGGATGTTGAAATTTTAAATGAGGATTAACTTTTCCCCTATGGGTTCTAAAAGAAGCGTACAAGTCTGGAATTGATTACGTGTCTTTTAAACTTATTGAATAATAATTAAATCATAAAACTTAACACTAATTTAATTATTTGTGTTATGCAAATCATTTGTTTGTGCGGAGAATAAATCAAAAACCTAACCATTAATTTGATTAGGTTTTTTTTAGTTTACATTATAAATTGCTGTTTTGTATTCGGTTTGTATGATTCAAAGTCAAAATTATTTTTAGACTTAATCTCTATAATTGATTTTTTGTTAATAACATTAAGCAATACAGGCTTTCCATCTTCATTTTTGAATAGTCCAATTTTACCCAATTTCCGAGATGCAAGGAAATACTCGCCGTGCTTTGCTGTTACCACAGGAAGCATATTTCGCTTGGCTTTTATTTGGATAATTGGTAGATGTTCGTTCCACCAAACGATTTTTCCTTCTCTGTTTTTTTTAGGTTGTCTGGCTCTTTTATTCAAAACCTTATCATCGTAGCTTTTTTCTTTAAAGCCAACCTTCTGCTTTCGAGGAAACCAGTTCTGGGCTTTTTCATTATAAACTACAAAATTAGTCTTTCTGCCCAAATTCAGATAAGTTTTTAATACAAACCCATCAATTTCTCCTTTTTCAATTGCCATGAATCCACGACTATTGTTTTTTGAAAATTTCAAAAGTTCTTTATACACTTTGCTTTCTTTATCCTGAATTTTAGACAATTGGCGGTGATACAATTCTCCGATTTCAATTATTTCGGATGGAAAAAGGTTGGGTGTACCTATGATATTCCGTCTTTGATTTTTTACACCATTAACAATATCTAAAATTTCTTTCTCGTCCCAAATAGGGAATGAACGAGATTTCGATTTTCCGTTGGCGAATGCTATAACATCATATCCTTCTCGGTTGCTTTCGGTAATTGCGAAAGACAGCGAGCCTCGTTTCATTTTTTCCCGAATACTATTATTGGCAATAACATTCCATCCACTGGATGCAGAGCAAGACAAAATGCCTCGTTCCTGCATTCTTTGAAGAAAATTATTCTTGTTTACTTCTTCAATTCCTGAAAACAATCCCCACACAAAATCAATATTTCTTGACTCTTCAATTGTTACTGAGTTCCAATGAGGTGGATTAAATTTGAAATGTAAGTACGGAAAATCTTTCTTCAACCAATATTTGACCGCCTCTATTACAAGGCGAAATTTGAACTCTTCTGGGTACAATATTTCTTTTTCGTCAATATAAATGCTTCGCTCGTTCATTGGCTATTTTGCTTATTTTTTAAAAATAAAATTATGTTTTCGAGTTTTATAATTTTGGCTGTACTTTCATTGTACAGCCAAAAATTCAGGTTTCGCCTCATTTGAATCAATTGAATCAATTGATTTGATTCTAAATTGTGCAAAGCGACTTTTCTGTCTTTTATTTCAAACTCCAATTTTTTTTCGAGAAGTTCAATCAGAAAATCAATTTTAATTTTAGTTTTTTCATTTTCTGATACAGTAAGTCGGCTAACATTTTTAATATGTTGCTGGTATTGTCGTTTTTCTTCTCTGGAAAAAAAATAGTTAAAGTTCAATTTCTGCTAATTTATCTTTATACAAAAAATCATCGGCGGTTTCTGTTTCATCTTTTACCAGAGAAGCCTCAATCCATTCTTCGATTTCGCTTTTTTTAAAAAGCGATTTTTGAGGCATAGGTTTGTACACCTTTAACTCTCCATTTTTGATGAGTTTGTAAATCGTTGGCTCACTAACTTGTAGATAAGCCATTAAATCTTTTATTGTCCAAAAGTTTTTTGTGAAATCTGGTGTATATTTCATGCCTTTAGATTTTTACAAAGTTACAAATAAAAAAATAAACAAACAAGCAAAAAAAATGATTTTAAGATTAATTATTTCTTTTTATATTGTGATAAAACACAATAAGCCATTTTTAGTCCGTCTCTGGAATGTTCCGAACTTTGACCAAAATAGCCAAGTTGTTTTACGATTCCTTTATCCCACTTTCGGGATGCTGGCTTGACTTGGTAAAATTCAATATTAGCACGTGTCAAAAACTCAATTAGCAAAGTCGATTCTCGCTTTACTTTGCCTACACTTTGTGAAATAGCAGAAATCTGATTCACAACCGAATTTAAGATTTTGGGATTATGTGCATACGCTTTGACAGCCGTTCGAGTAGGAATGTAATTTTTCCCAACTCTGACTTTTTTATTGTACAATGGCTTAATCAAATCAGGGTTTTCTACCCCTACAATGACTTCATACCCGTTGTGGCGATAATCGTTAATAATGTCCATCACGCCCCAAAAATCAGTCGTGATTAACTTCTCAATCTCTTTTTTTTTAGGTGCATCAGGATTGACAATTGCCACGCCTGTTTTTGCTCCGCCGTCTATTCCGATAATTCTTCTCATTTTTAAGTATAATTCATATCTCCAAATTCATTTTCTGGGGCTTCATCTTTGTACATAACTGGTTCAAATTCCCCAGTCATAAAATTGAACACATCCCCTTCCCCTTCAGTATTATTTGACTCATAAAATCGTAAGCCAGCGTGTTCCCGAAGGAGTACTGATTTCCCTGTTTTTCCCATAAAATCAAAGCGGACTTTTTCTACATTTACTTCGACATCAGAAAGTGTTTTATTTTCCCGATGAAAAGTAATCCCAATGTCAGTCATGTTGTAAAAGTTTGCCGAACCAGAGATAGAATACAAATTTGCTGGTTGGGTTTTCCCTTCGATATTCGTTGGCAACTTTGTTGGGTGGGCGATTAAAAAAACTGCTACATTGTACTTTTGAGCAAAAAAGATTAATTCACTTAAAAAATAACCAATGTAATTGGTTTCTGACATTCCATTATGCTCGTGTTGTACACGGTTGTATGGGTCAATAATCAACCCATTGATTCCAAATCGGCGCACCATTTGTCTCCCATGGCTCAGTATCTTTTCAAGCGTGATTCCTTCTCGAATCATTTTGCCATCATCGTCTTGTTTTTCCTGAATTTCAGATTTTAGAAATACGAAATGTTGATATAAAAAATTCAAGGCGTTATCTAACTCTTCCCGATTCATTACGGGTAAATCCGTTCTGTCATTTTCAGTCAAAAGCGTGCCAATACGTTTACCAGTGTACTTTTGCGCTAATTTTGCGATATGGAAATTGATAGGGTTTTCAAAACTTAATACCCCAAATTTCCAACCCTCGTTTTTTGCTAATCCTAAAGCAATCGAATCTACATTATCGGATTTTCCACTGCCTGGACTCCCCGTAATTGTAATCAATTGAGGAGGCGCAAACGATACTTTTTTATCCAGTTCTGGATAAATTCCTGTTCTGGCTCGCT